GACGTAGCAAACGGCGGGGCATTTAAGATCCTTGGAATGCCGGTCAAAGAGGATGATTCCATGCTGGATGGTGAGATTCTGATGTCAAACGCATCCAGGGGATACACGGCAAATGTGAATAAGGAGATCAGTGTGACGCTGGAGGAACATATCAAAGACCGTATTACAGATTACTGTGCATATGCGATTGTGGATGGCGCTATGGTAACATCAAAAGCGCATGCCCTGTTAAAATACAAAGCGGGGGAATAGAGGGCCGCACGGTGCCGGCAGCAAATAATAGTACCGTATACGATGATTCCTATACCGTAGTGCAGTTAAAGGAAGCTGCGAAGGAACAGGGGATCACTGGTTATGGCAGCATGAGCAAACAACAGCTCCTGGAGGTGTTGAACAATGAGTGATATGCTTTTGATCGAAGAGCTGAAACGCATCGTCCGAGTGAGATCGGCAGATGCAGAACTTGAACTGCAGGGGCTGGTAGAGGCCTGTAAAAAAGAAATGGAGCTTGCCGGGATATACGGAGATGAAACAGATCCGTTGTACCGGCAGGCGATCCGCCTGTATTGTAAATCACATTATGGATACGATGAAGATACAGAACGGTTCCAGGGGGCATTTGGCTCCCTGCGGGATGCAATGGCTCTGTCCGGCGATTATACAAAGGAGGCTGCCGATGGAAGCAACATTGATATGGAACAGTAGGACCAAGGACAAAGACGGCTTCCCGGTAGAAGAAGAGCACAGCGTGGATATCTATGTTGAGGAAAAATCAGCAACCAGGATAGAGTTTTATGAAGCCATGCGTGCAGGCGTTGAGGTGAAGCTGGTCCTTGAGACCAGGCAGGAGGATTTTGAACTTTCCGCTCATGAAGAGGATGGGAAAAAGGTATATGCCAGGAAAGTGGAGTATGAGGGGTATACATATGATATCGTCCGTACCTACAAAGCGGGAAAAGCAAAGATCCAGATCATATGTGGGTGATGATATGAGCTTTCAGACAATGGGATTTGATGAACTGGAAAAGGAACTGATGGCGCTGGGAGATATTGCTGACGTAGCTCCTGCAATGCTGGAGGCAGCGGCCCCTATCCTGGAAAAAGAATTGAAGAGCCGGGTAAAGGCGGAAGCGGATAAAAGGTATGCAAAAGGAGACCTTGCCTTGTCCATAAAAGCGAACAAGCCGGGGGAAAATCACCTGGGCCATTACGTGTCCATCACCGCAAAAGGAAAGGACAGGAAAGGTATCAGGAATAATGAGAAGCTGGCGTACCTGGATCTGGGGACACAAAAACAGGGTGCAAGGCCTGTCATAAGTAAAGCGGTAAAGAACGCGGAGCATGGCTGCCTGAAAGCCATGCAGGAAAAATTCAATGAGGTGACGGGAGGATGAGCGTAAATGAGAGGATAGAGCTTGTGCTGGCGCAAATAGTAAAGAACATCTGGCCATTGTGCTGTCCGGATGAACACCCGCCCAGGGAATATATTGTTTACAATCCAGAACTGGAGGAAGCAGCAGTATTTGCAGATGATACGGACCAGGAGTGGCTGCAGCACATGCAGGTGCATCTCTACACCAAGAGTAATTATACAGGGAGGCGCCGGGAGATAAGAAAAGCCCTTCGAGAAGCAGGGGCTGTTGTGACAGACATAACAACATTACATGAAAAGGATAGTGGATATCACCATTTATGTTTTTCGTGCATTTTTGAAGAAGATATGGAGGAATAAGACTATGGCATATATTGGATTAGCAAGGCCGACGATAGCGAAATTAACAGAACCGGCAAACACGTATTCAGATCCGTTTACCTGCGGGAAAGCAATACAGATCGACATCACACCGCAGTATGCGGAGGGGTCATTGTACGCGGATGATATTAAGGCGGAGTATGATAAGGAATTTAAATACGTGGACATCACGTTGAACACATCCACACTTCCCATCAAGGCCCATGAGATCATGTTCGGGCACACAACGGCAGAAGATTCTGTGACCTATAAGGCCAGCGACGAATCAAAGTATGTGGGGTTCGGATTCCGTGTGGCTGAGAAGGTGGATGGGGTGAGAAAGTATACAGCATCATGGCTGTATAAGGTGAAATTCACAGAAGGCCAAGAAAGTTACAAGGTAAAAGGTGATAACATTGAGTATCAGACGCCCAGCATTACCGGGCAGGCAATGGCCCTGCCTGATGGAAAGTGGAAAGATGTAAAGACATTTGATACCGAGGCAGAGGCAATCGCATGGCTGGATGAGAAAGGCGGAAAAACTACGGAGTAAGGGTCGTGAGAATAAAGGAGGCATATATATATGTTTGAAGAAATGAACACCATTGAACTGACAGGGAGAAAGTATCCCATTAAATGCGACCTTTTAGTGCTGGAGAAGATCCAGGACAAATACGGGACGATCGGGGAATTCGAGCAGAAGCTCATGACATGGGAACCGGATCTGGATGCGGATGGGAACGAGATCATAGATGATGATGGTAAAACGAAGTACCACGGTAAATTCCCGGATGCCGGAGCTGTCAATGATGCATTGACATGGATGGTGAACGAAGGGGAAGCGATCGCAGCAGAAAAAGACGGCAGAGCGCCTGTCAAATATGAAAAAGAAGGGATCGTACGAAAGGCGGACATCCCGTTGACAGCACTTGCGGCTGCGCTGCACGATGAATTTTACAGGTGTTTTGAGACAAAAAACGCAATGACCACGCAGAGGAAGAAGCAGACGGAGAAAGCGAACCTGTAGACTTTGCGTGGCTTGTGTTCATGGGAATGCAGATGGGATACACGGAAAAAGAGATCTCCCGCATGTATATGGGAAAGTGGTGCGACTTGTTTCAGCATTTTAAGTGGTTCTGTAATTTTAAGGCCAGAAGGTGTGTATTTCAGGAGAAAAAGAGAGTTTCAATGCTGGACTTATAGCCCTGCCAGGAGTATAATGATATCAAAGGAGGGATATACACTATGAGCAAACAGCAGAAAGAGTTTATAAAAGCTTTATTGAGCCTTGTTTTCTGGCTCGCAGTTGCATATCTCATCGTTGCAGAACCGGCTTTTGGTATAGTCGGGGCGATCATGGGGCTGGTATCCCTTGTGTGGGGTAAGATAAAAAATAAGCCTATCGTAACATTTAAGATCAAAAAATAATAGAGATATGAGCCACTTGCTTCGGCAGGTGGCTTTTTTGTGGGAAAAATCCGGGAGGTGAGCATTTGGCAATAAAAAAGATAGGCGCACTGATCGCGCTGGACGGCGAGAAAGAGTTTAAACAGAACGTCACAAACTGCAATAAATCTTTGTCAGCACTAAAATCTGAGTTAGGCCTTGTCCAAGCCCAATATGAAGGTCAGGAGAACTCCCTGGAGGCCCTGCAGAAGAAACATGAAGTGTTATCTAAGTCCTTAGATGAGCAGAAGCGCAAAGAAGAAGCCGTCAGAAAAGGGCTGGAACATGCCCGTGAGAGTTATGAAAAAGTCGGGATTGGCCTTGCGAACTTGAATAAGAGGCAGGAGACACATAGCAAAAACCTGGAAGGCTTGAAACAGGATTACGAAAAAGCCACGGACCGTCTGGACAAGATGACAAAATCCGGAAATTCATCGGAGCAGGCTTTAAAGAAGCAGGAAGCGGTGATACAGTCACTTTCTGAAGAACTGAAAAAAGAAGAGGCCCGCCTGAAAAATGTCAGTGTGGCGGTCGCAAAAGGCGAAAAGAATTATCAAACCGCAGGGAACCGCGTAAAGGACTGGGAGACAAAGCTGAATACAGCAGAGGCCCAGGTGATAAAGGCGTCATCAGCAGTAAATAAAAATGCTGCATATCTGAAAGAAGCCGCGCAGTCTACAGATCAGTGTGCAAAATCCATTGATGAATTTGGTAAAGAGATAAAAGACGCAGAGAAGGTCACAATGGATTTTTCGACGATCCTTCAGACAAATCTGGCAAATACCTTGATAAATCTTGGTAAGGATGCCGTTGTCAATGCGGCCAAATCAGTAACGAGCCTTGAAACTGCACAGAGGCAGCTACAGGCAAGCACCGGTGCCACTGCAGGGGAGATGCAGCAGTACAAGTCTGTCATGGAGGACCTGCACAATAACAACTATGGTGATGATATCAATGATGTCGCGCAGTCAATGGCACTGGTCAAGCAGTATACCGGGGAGCTGGATCCAAGTAAACTGGAAAGTATGACGGAAAATGGCATTGCCATGCGTGATGTTTTTGATATGGATT